TCTGAGCCTGAATCTTTTGCACTTCAGGTGGGGGTGGCTTGGGTTGGCCTTCCATCGCTTTAGCTTTATTTCTAAATTGGTCGGCAGTTTCATCAATAAGCCCTTCCATACCTTTACCAGCCTTAAACGCAGTCACGCCAAACTTGAGCATCTCCATGAGTAATGGGGTTAGTTCAGGGGCTTGGGTGGCTACTGGTAAGGCTTGGTTCATAAACTGGGATAAAGCACCTAAGAACTCGATTCTGTCAGCTTTTTCTTGTTGCTCATCCTGATAAATCATCGAATCGCTAGTTACTTCAATACGGAAATTCTTAGCGGGTTCGTCTTTCAATAGCTGTAAGGCTTGCGGTACTAACTGTTGGTCTTGTGGGCTTAATTGCATTGCACCACTAATCTTGACAATCGTATCGTCAGTAAAGTGTTTGCAGATAATCTGAGCCTTGATACTTAGAAGCTCGGTAGCAAAGTCCACGACTGCGTGTTGCATATTCTTAAGTCTGCCTGCTGCGTTATTGGACTTAATAATCTGAGCACCAAGCGTTTCATTGGGGTCAGTCTGTCCCCTTTGAATATCGGCAATACCCATAATCTCGTAAATCTGACCCTTGACTTGCTCCATAGCCTGATAAGCCATCGTCAAGCCTTGAGCAATTGGGGTTATATCTACTAGGTCAATAGCCCCTTTCATGCCTTGTTTCTCAGCAAAAGCAGCCCAGTTTTTAACTGGTATCAAAGTATTGTTCTCGCCCTCAGAGAATAGTCTTGCAAGGCTTGGCTCGGATGCGTCATAGACACCCCGTACTTTTAAGGCGTTAATAAAGCCATCTATGCGGTCTGCAAGCGTGTCTAATTGCTTAGCTTGGTCTTGGTATAGCACAAAGTCAGGTACAGGCTCTAAGCTATCTGTAGTCAATGTAGCGTACATTGGTTTAGGGCAAGGAAAGAATCCCTCTAACTGTAGTGGGTCATCCTTTTCATCAAGAATTTCGCCCATCGACTTGCTAATCCAAAAGACTTTGCCTTGTTCTTTATCCCAAATCTCATAGATACAGGCTTGGAAATGCTCGGCAGTCATCTGTTTGGTAGCCCATTTGTCTGACTCAGGCTTGGTATCTAGCGGAATCTTGCTACCAACTTCTTCGCCAAAGCGGTCAATCAGAGCTTGTCGGCTCATATAGACTTTACGCCATACGGCTGTTACTTCTTCCCAAGTCCGTCCAACAGTATGACCAAAATCACGCCAATGAACATAATCAACAGGGGCACACTCATATTCAATGCGTTCCTGCGACTCCACCAGTTCAGCGTTTTCCGTTTCTGCTTCATCGGCATCCTCTGTAATCTGTAGCCCATCTTCGGGCATTTGACCTGCAATACCTTCGTTGATGTTATTTTGCTCTGCAACAATATGTGGCTCATAACGAACCCATGCCGTACCTCTACCACCTAATAATCGGTCAAGCACAGCGTTATCCATAGCGGAACGATAGTCATGGTAATGCTCGACTTCGTACTCTAAAGCCCGTTCTAGCATCATTGACGCTACTCGACCTATTGGGTCGTTATCTCTAAATCTACGGCTTACATCGGGTCTTGGCAATCTAGCAAAGATGGCAGGCTTGATGACCTGAACATTAGACCAAAGGATATTAAAGCGAGCATTGGGGTTATTACGGGTACGGCTGTCATCACGATAACGCTTAATGATTCTTGGTACTCTTGCTTCCCATTCCCTAAAAGACTTGTCGTACTGGGCTATACAGTTGTACCAATCGGTATATGTTTTGTTTAGCGTATCGTTCATAGTTAATACCTTTGATATTTATTTTGTGGGGCGGTTTTCCACATTTCCTCTAGCGTAACCTCATTCTGTCCAACAACGATGCCACGAATCGGTGCGTTTTGCTTCGCAATTTCTGCTTCATCTCGCCAAGCCACAGAAAGCATCCTAAAAGCATCCGCTCCATGACTTGTCCAATCATGTCTAGGCTTATCTCTAAATACTTTCTTATCTTCATCGTATTCCCGTTGGTACTGACGCAAACATTCAATGCCTTCTGAACACTTCATGGCATCAAACCAAGTGCGACTTAACGCCATTCTTGTAGCTTGTATGCCGTCTTGTAATGACAGATTAGGTACGATTTTAAACAAATTTCCGCTTTTTAGGGGCAATTTATCTATTAATTGTTCAATTATTGACTTACCACCGCTTGCTAAAGTTTTAGCTCTAGCGTCATGCGGTAGCCAATGTGTGCCATATTCGTATGGTCGTTCTTTAATTTGGTTAGCGTAATACACAATCGGTTGCCCATGTGCTTCGTGGTAATCCAATACCCGTATCTCTCCATGTACGACCTGATACCACCAAATAGCCGTAGCATCGTTAAAGCCCAAGTCCCAAGCCGTATGCACAGGAAATAGGGTGTCGCACTCAACCTTGTCAATACGCCCTGCATCGGTCAGTAATCGCATCTCTGTGCCGTATATAGCCCCAAGTATGGCAGCTTCAAAGCTACATTCAAACTCCTGCTGATATTGGTCAATAGACATAGACTTTAAGGCATCGTCTAGTTCCGCTTGGGGTAGGATTTCGGTCTTGCTCGCCCTTAAAACCTTGCTAAACCAATCCGCTTTGTTTATCTCTGCGGTCTGATATATGTCATAAAAGGCGTTATGGCCTTTTGGTGTGCCAATAAAAACGGCCCAACCCATTCTATCGCTTAAAAGTGGTCTTAAAACTGCACCCCATACGCTAGGTTTCATGTCAGCGTACTCGTCTAGGATTACCCCGTCTAGGTACATACCCCGTAATGCGTCAGGATTGTCTGCACCAAATAAACGAATTCTTGACCCGTTGATAAGCTCAACCCACAGTTCTGATTGGTTATGTCTGCGATATAAAGGCTCACTAAACCTAAGCAAGTAATCCCAAGCAATAGATTTGGCTTGGCTATGATACGGAGCAATATAGGCATATCTACCATTGGGTTTGTTTTCCAATCCAGCCTTAATGATAAGGTCATTAATACAGGCTACAGTCTTACCTGCTCTGCGGTGGGCAATAACAATAGACCATCGTTGCTTACGCTCATGAAAGTCAGCAAATATAGGTCTAGGGCGGTACTTTAGCTTTATGTTAGGCATCTGCCCAAGAAATCTTTATATCGCCACCATCTTGGCCTGTGACCTCGTTAACTTGGGTTTCTTTCCACCTAGCCCTAGTCTTTAACCAAAAGATAGCGGCAGCCGTATTACCTTTCTTGGCTTGGCTAAACAATGTGCCAGCAATGGCAGCATTAGCGTCTATACGCCCCTCATCTAGTTCTTCTTTGTAATACTTAACCAATGTATCAGCACTAATCTTTAGCCTACTGGCTATATCCTCATGGGGTACACCCAATGCAGATAAGCGTTTAGCGGTATCTTGGCTTTCTTTAGTTGGTTTATGTGCGGGTCTGCCTTTTTCTGCCATTTTTATAACTCCGCTAAAATAGCTTTTTTGCCCGTAAAGTCTTCCCAACGCTTGACTATTACATCGCAGTATTTAGGGTCTAATTCCATAAGCCTAGCTTTACGCCCTAGCTTTTCGCAAGCTATTAAAGTAGAGCCTGAGCCACCAAATATATCCAAAACAATGTGTTTGCCTACTTGGTCTTCTAACGCTAACTGTATAAGTTCTACGGGTTTCATAGTAGGGTGAACTGTATTTTTCTGACGCTTTAGTGTCCAAACATCTCCTCTAAGAGTTTTATGCCCACCAAAATCTCCGTAATAATAGATAAGTTCGTGCTGTTTATAGTATTTATCTAAATTTTGGGCTGGATTTACCTTATCCCAAACAATCATAGCTTTAGGTTTTCGACCAATAGTTTCCATTGCTTCTTTAAATAAATGAGAATACTGCCAAGAACAGCATACATACATAGTTTCACAGCTATATAACGACTGCGTTAAAAAGTCTTTAAACGCTGAATCATCCATTTTGTCGTTTTTAATCTTTTCACGCTTATCTTTAACGCCTTGATAATCTATGTTGTAAGGTGGGTCTGTAAACACCATATCGGGTCTTTGCCCGTCTAAAAGTTTATCCACGGCATCAATACTTGTGCTATCACCGCACATAAGCCTATGATTTCCAAGAATATATGTATCGCCTAGCTTAGTTTTAGGCTCGATTGGCGTGTCAGGTACGCTATCTTCATCGGTTAGCCCTTCGGTTGTTTCGGGGGCTAGTAAAGCGTCTAATTCCTTATCATCAAAGCCAAGTAGCGTTAAATCAAAGTCTTGGTCTTTTAGCTCTTGTAGCTCTAGCGACAGAAAGTTTGTATCCCACCCAGCGTTTAGTGCCAGTTTATTGTCAGCAATGATGTAAGCCTTCTTTTGGCTTTCTGTCATGTCTTTTAGCTCAATAGTAGGTACTTTATCCATACCCAGCTTTCTTGCGGCTAAAAGCCTGCCATGCCCCGCTATTACGCCTTTATCGCCATCAACCAAAATAGGGTTAGTCCACCCAAATTCTTTGATACTGGCGGCTATTTGGGCTACCTGAGCATCGTCGTGGGTGCGTGAATTTTTGGCATAAGGGATTAGTGCCGATACTTCGACTTCTTTGATTTCCATACTACCTCAAGTGATTGATTTAGTTAGGGTAAATTCTAATACTAAAACTAAGTTTATGCCATCTGTTTAACAAATTGGTTAAAGTGCTTTGATAGCTCCGCTTTACGCTTCATACGCTTATCTTCGTTCTTTTCTAGCGTGGTCTGTTTGTGCGGTTGCAACAAAGAGTTTTCAGGTTTAATCTTTTCTTTTTTAAACATACTATTTCCTCATAAAGTCGGGTGGTACGGAAAAATAGCGGTCACCGAACTTCATTACTTGATAACCTCTATCTTGTTCGCCTTGTACGCCCATTTGAAATGTAGGGTGTGCCGCACCTTTTAGCATCATGTAAGAGTTTTCGGGCAGGTTGTAGTCCATGCGGTATTGCAAAGGTGTCGGGGCTACTGACCCCCAATGTCCTTTGTTTTCACCACCTTCTTTCTGTGGTTGCATACCAGCAGCCATAGCGGTTGTATAGTCGTAATCAGCCCCATGCGGGTCAAAGAGTCTAAGCATGGCGGCTAACTTTTGGTTGACCATTACATATCCTTCATCTTATCGGTAAGCATTTGTTTTCTAGTCTTTTTGGGCGGTTTTGCAGTCTTAGCCGACTCAATAAAGTCTTGCTTAGTAGGGGCATCTTTGCTACCAACCTTGTTCATCTTTTCGCCTGAACCAGCCTTAATCCTAGCCCTCTTTCGATGAATATTAGCGTATAGTCCGTCTTTCATTAGCAACTCCATCTCGCTCTTGCTGCTTTTCCTCGTTCCCCAGTCCAGCCTTTTGACCTTGCACAGAAACTATCATGGCGTGACCCACTAGCTTGGGGGGCTTGTAAATTTGCGTTGTTCTTGCGGTTATAGGCAGCTCTGCCTTTTGCCGTCATACCTGCACCTTCTTCAACAGATAAGTAATTACGACCTTTGCCTTTAGTAGTCTTAGGTATTGGCTTATCGTGCTTATCCATTGCAGCACGAATTTGGTCTTGCCTACTCATGCTTTGCTTTCAATGTACTTGCCGTATGCTTCTTCTAGCTTATTCTTGCGGTTGCCTTTGGCGTATTTACGCTCAGTTGCAAAAGCAATGGCTACGGCTTGTTTCTTAGGTTTGCCAGCTTTCATTTCGGTCTTGATGTTTTTGCCTACCGCTTCTTTGCTACCTGATTTCATTAATGGCATAATTTATCCTTTTATTTCAAGAACTTAAGTTTATAAGTTGTGGTGTTAATCAGGTCTGCAATTTCATCAATCAGGTTTTGCAGTTCGCTATCTTGCGGTAAATCTTGGCGAGCATCTGCCACAAAGTTTTGTAGGGATTCTAAGTATTTAACAGGGTCTTTGGGTTGGTGGTACACGCTTGGAAATGCGATGAATTTGCCATACTTGCCAGCGTGGGATTCAGCAAAGCTGTCAGTTAAATCTACAATGGCTTCGTAGTATTTTTGCAACGCTTTATGGCGTGAGTAGGAATCCGTTGTGAAATGGAAGAAATGCGTGTTAGTCGCAGAATGTAGCAATGTAGCTACGAATAATGCACAATTTTCCATAGAATCTCCTTTACATACCCAATTATATTAGGTTT